AACTGGAACATTGTTAGTTAATAATGCTTCTGGATATGTTGCTGGAAGTACATCAATAACTTGTGATGGTTTGACTGGAACATTAAAGGCTGGTGATTTCATTAAGTTTAGCGGACAAGATAAGGTTTATACATTGACTGCTGATGGTTCGACTACATTAACGATTGAACCACCATTGTTAAGTGCTTTGGTTGATGATGAAACCGTTACTTATAATGATGTTCCGTTTACTATGGCTTTTGCTGGTGATACTCAAGAGATGGCAGTTGGCGTAGAACAATTAGTTAACTTCTCAATCAAATTAGTTGAGGTTGTATAGTGGCTGATAGAGGTTCAACTTCAGCCTTTCAAACAGAGGTTGCTAAACTTCAAAACAGACCCGTTCATTTAGTCCAAGTTATATTTGATGATGAAACGGTTTATATGACTGATGCTTATAAGACTATTACTTATGGCGGTAATGATTATGCTGGTGTTGGTCATTTTATGGGTTTTAGTGATATTGAAGAAGCGGCAGAGGTTATGGTTTCAACAGTTACTTTGTCATTATCTGGCATTGATAAGGTATGGATAAGTAAAGTCTTAAATAAGAACTATATAGACCGCACAGTAAAGATATACACAGCATTTTTAGATGATTCTGAAACATTAATAATTGACCCAGTATTAATCTTTGAGGGTCGTATGGATACGCCAACGATTAGTGAAAATCCAGAGGGTGGTCAATCATCTGTGGCAGTTAGTGCTACTAATTCGTGGGTTGATTTCTCTCGTAAGACTGGCAGACATACTAATAATGAAGAACAACAAATTCATTTTAGTGGTGATAAAGGTTTTGAGTTCGCATCTCAAATAGTTAAAGATGTTATTTGGGGCAGACCAAATGATGCCTAAGAGCGAAATAGCATTACAAGAGTATGTTCAAGAGCAATTAGGTAAGCCGTTTGAATTTGGCTATAACGATTGTCCTTTGTTCGTGGCTGGTGCTATTGACGCTATGAAAGGAACAGAATTAAGGGATAAATATACTGGCTTATGGCACTCACAAGCAAGTGCTTGGAAGTACGCTAAAAAGAACGGTGATTTATCAGAACAATTAAAAAAATTAGGCTTTGAAACAGTTGAATTAAGTCATATCCAAACTGGTGATGTTATTGTTATGGAACAAAGACTCGCCCACGAAAAGAAATGGCGTTCAGTTGCCGTTTGTATTGGCAGTAAGGTTGCTATTATTCGTGATGATATTGGTGTTGAAATTGTAGATATATTCAAAGTGCCTAATATAACAGAGGTATTAAGATGGGTGTAATCGCTGGAGTAGTCGCTGGTTCATTAACATCAACAGCCGTTTCTGAATGGGTCGCTTGGGAATTGTGGTCAGCAACTACAACTTGGGCAGTAGCAAGTACAATCGGAATGGCTGCTGGTGCGGTGGCTGGTGCTGTTGTAGCATCATCTGTTACTGGTGCTTTAGTAGATGACCCAGCAATGCCAGATTTTGCTGGTGGCGGTGGTGCGAGTGCTGCGGCAGGTATGCTTATTAACAAACAAGCAAATGATGCCCCAATTCCAGTTGTATATGGTCAGCGTAAAGTCGGTGGTACTCGTATTCTTCTTGAAGTTACTGGTACTGATAATGAATATCTGAATATTGTTTTAGCGGTATCAGAGGGTGAAATTGATTCATTCGAGAATATTTATTTGAATGATGTTTTATCAACCGATTCAAAGTTTACTGGCTTTTTAGATACATATACACATACTGGTTCAACTACTCAATCAGCAGACTCTAATTTGGTTAGTGATGTTACTGGTTGGACTACTAATCATCAATTAAAAGGCACATCATATCTTTATGTTAAGTTGAAGTTCGACCAAGATGTTTATGCTTCTGGTTTGCCAACAATTACTGCCGATGTTAAAGGTACTAAAGTTTATGACCCAAGAACATCAACTACTGCTTGGAGTAACAATCCAGTTTTATGTATTCGAGATTATTTAACAAACACCAGATATGGTCGTGGAATTGAAACATCTCTAATAGATGACACTTCATTTAATGCTGCCGCTAACTATTGTGAAGAAAATGTAACAATTGGTGGTGTTAGTAAAGACAGATATACTTGTAATGGTGTAGTTAATACTTCTAATGGTTCAATGGATATTTTGAAGAAGTTATTAACGGCTTGTAGAGGGTTCTTGATCTTCTCTGGCGGTAAGTATAAGTTAGTAATTGATAAGGCTGAAACTGCCGCCTTTACCTTTAGTGAAGATAACATTGTTGGTGCTTGGAATATTAGTCTTGGCAATAAGAATAATCAATTCAATAGAATTAGAGCAAACTTCTTTAATCCAGATAGGAATTGGCAGCCAGACTTGGCAATCATTGATTCAACAACATTAAGAACAAGCGATAACGGTTTATTATTAGAAAAGACAATAGACTTGCCATTCACATCTGATATTGATCGTGCCAAGATGATTACTACAATCAATCTTAATCAATCAAGACAGCAGATTATGTGCGAGTTCACATCAACGATTGAGGGTTTAAGGACAGAGGTTGGCGATGTTGTTTATATTAAACACGCTACTACTGGTTGGGATACGCTTAATTCAAACGCTGGTAAATTATTCAGAGTAATGCGAATCACCTTACAAAACAATGATGAGGTTCGTATTCTTGCTATGGAATATGACGCGACTGCTTATGACTTCGGCACAATTAGTGCTACTGATGCCGCACCAAACACTAACTTACCAGATGCTTTAACTGTAATAGCACCAACTGCTTTATCAGCAAGTGAAGCCTTATACTCAACGATTGGCGGTGCTGGTGTTAAGGTAAGAGTAACAATAGATTGGAACGCATCTAAAGATATATTTGTTCGTGAATATGAGGTTGAATGGCGTTTAAATGGCTCAAGCACTTATACGCATTTAACAACAACACGCAATCTAACGGCACGATTAGATGATGCCGACCCTAATGTTTATGACTTTAGAGTTAGAGCAATTAACTCAATGGGTGTTAGTTCTGATTGGGCAACACTTGATAATGTAACTATTGCTGGATTAACTGTTCCACCAGTAGATGTTGATGGTCTATCTCTTATTGCTTTGGGTGGATATGCTCATTTATCGTGGGATTTAGCCACAGATTTAGATGTTAGAACTGGTGGTAAAGTACGCTTTAGACATTCAAATTTGACGAGCGGTGCTTCTTGGGAATCATCAACTGACATTGGTTCTGCTGTTGCTGGTCATAATACGACTGTTGTATTGCCATTATTGACTGGTACTTATATGGCTAAGTTTGTAGATTCAACTTCTAATGAGTCTGTTAGTGCTTCATCATTTATAACGACTACCGTTCCAGATATTATTAAGATGAACGCAGTAGCGACATCAACACAAAACCCATTATTTACTGGAACGAAAACCAATATGGTGGCAGTTGATAATGTATTGAAGTTTGAAGCCGATACATTGCTTGATAGTGTTACTGAATCAATGGACGACTGGGAATTATTAGATGCTATTGGTGGATTAGATACTTCTGGTACTTATGAGTTTGATACTTATTTAGATTTAGGTGCGACATATACAAGTAGAGCGACAGCAGAGATAGCCTTTAGTGCGTTTGTTGTTGGTGATACTATGGACGATAGAACAACATTAATGGATACTTGGACTGATTTTGACAATGTTCCATCTGATGTTAATTTAGATTTATATGTGGCTACAACTACTGACGACCCATCTGGAAGTCCGACTTGGGGTTCGTGGGCGAAGTTTACGGTTGCTGATTATTCAGCCAGAGCATTGAAATTTAAAGTTGAAGCGACATCATCTGATGCTGACCATCAAATCAATGTTACAGCATTGTCTGTTTCAGTAGATTTTCCAGACAGAGTACAAGGCGATAATGCTTTACAATCTGGTGTTGGAACAAAGTCAATTACTTATCCATCATCATTTTATGCTATCCCATCAGTTGGTATTACTGGCTGTGATTTAGACCAGAACGATAGAATGGTATTAAGTAATGAAACCAAGACTGGTTTTGATGTTACATTCTATCAAGGCAACGGTACTGGCTCACCACAAGACATAAAGTTCAATTGGTTGAGCAGAGGGTATTAATATGATACAATTATTTTTAATTTTATAGAGGGCAAATAAATGGCTATTCACGATTATGTCATTGCGAATCAAAATGGTGCGAATACTCGTTCTGATTTGAACAACGCATTTAGTGCGATTGTTAGTAATAACAGTAGTGCGACAGAACCAACTACAACTTATGCCTACCAATGGTGGGCGGATACTGGTAATGATTTATTAAAACAAAGAA